GCCGGCAGAGCAGGCGAAATAAAATTTCTAATCTAAAACAGCTAATAACATGCAAAAAATCACATCACAAAAAAGCGCAACCGGAAGGCTGGGCGTGATTAACCGCATCAGCTACGTCCCCGCAGGCTTCTCGCTTTCGGTCGCCGAGCTTATAGCGGGCAACATTCTGGAGGAGGGCACGCCTCTCGCCGCGCCGGTAGCGGGGCTTCGCAAAGTGTGCAAGCAGGCTATTATTTTAGCAGGCAGCACTACTACAGCGATCAAGGTTGACGCGTTGAAAAACCACTTCAAAGTCGGTGACTTTATCGGTGTAAAAACAGCGGGCAAAGCGTACGCAATCACGGCAATAGCAACTGCGAGCGGGGTGTCAACCCTTACAGTAGGCACGGCGATTGATGCGGTTACAGAGGGTGCGTTTATCTACCAGATGGCTGCGGAAGCAGCATCAAACACTTCTGCTCTGCTTAACTCACCAAAGGTGATACTAGGCAGTGGCATGACAGTAAACTCTGACGTAGCGTGGCAGACAGGCTCGGCACTCGTCCGTGCAGATGTTTACACGGAAGTTGTAGGCCCTGCGTATCTGGCTCTATTGCCTCAGATCGTTGAAATTGAGTACATACCTTAAAAAAGCTGACAAATGGGACAGATAATTAACACGAACATAGGCAACGGCCTGTTCACGTCGGCAGACGTTAAAGCATGGTATGCGAGAAATCCGCTGCCTGCAAGCAAGGTGGATGCATCGTTCCCCCTGTCGTTTACGACTCAAAACAAATGGGAAACTGTTTCTTTGGCGGAGGACATGGATAACGTCGCGGCGGTATCTATGGACGCTAACTCACCAGTTCCTGTAATCGGGAATCCCGGCTACTCAAAGGCTTCTGGCGACTTCATGCAGGCAGGTCTCGGAGTCAAAATGGAGGGCAAAGAGATAGAAGAGTTTGAGAGGTTGCGCGACATATTCCTTTCAAGCGGCGTAAATGCTGACGGCATAGACGCGGCCAACTATATGGGTAACTTTGCAAGACGTGCGCGCAACGCGCAAGCCGTGCACCGTTCGTCCTCTTGCTGGGGTCTTGTATCAAGCGCGTGCAGTTTGTCGCTCAACTCAGTAAACAGCCCTTTTATGCGGTCAGTTGCTCCAGTTGAGTACCCTCTTGATGCGTGGCAGAAGAGCGCGGTAACAACCTCGTGGGCTGATAAAACAGCACTTATCCTCACGGATATTGAAAACGCGGTGAATACAGGCAAGGCGAACGGCAGGAACTTAACCAAGATATTCATCAACGATACTTGGTTTAACTATGTGCGCAACAACGAGCAGATACAGAAGTACTGTTCTACGGTTATCGGCAACCTTACAGGTACGCAGACTAAACCAACGGTTGCGATGGTCAACGATATGCTGGCCAACACCTTCAATGGCGTTACCGTTGAGTTCGTTATGATTGATGAGAAGGTACGCAGGTTGCAGGCAAACGGATCGTTCGCTTTGGCCTCGGCGTTCAATGACGGCGTGGCAGTGTTTGCACAAAGTACTGTGCTAGGGCGTTTCGGTTGGAAAAAACTGCCGGGTACAGACCCTTCGGTTGAAGTGGCTGAAAGTTTCTTCACTCTCGGGACTATCCGCCAAGTGAATCCGAACATGGTGGAAATTTATACCAAATCGGAGTCAAACGGTATCATTGACACCTTCGCTGACAACTTCTACTTGAAAATCAACGCGGTAGCGTGGTAGCCTAATAATTTGCATATATGACAATCGCACAAGCACTCGCATCCATAAGCACCTACCCAATCCCCGCCCTCACTATTGAGGTCGCGGGGCTGGAGCGGGGGCTTACCTTATCAGCTACGGCAGACGGGGCGACTTTATCAGGCAAAGAGTACAAGCTGGCCAAGGCCGACCTGTACCTTTACTTATACGGCGCGCCTGACCTCAAAGAGCAGGATTCGGCGGTAACGCAGGCAGATCGGGCGGTTTATTTACGCCTCGCGAACGGCATATATGCAGAATACAAGGATCCTAAATTTTCAGGCAGGAAAATAGGTTTTGTCGGCGAAAATTTTTTAAGCTGATATGCTAAGCACCGGATATTTACAACTCATATCGCAGACAGGCGCGTCTTACGACAGTGACGGCAATCCCGTAGCCTCGCCGGAGACCCTGTCTGCTGATATACCTTGTAACATACGCATAATAGCCAAAGCATACGAGGTGCAAGCCGGAGGGCGTTACGTACAGGCGAGAGCTATTATCTGTGTAGATAAGCAGTTAATCCCAGCGGGCGTAAACGTAGCGGCTACTAATTGGCTAATGCTCAGCACCTGCGAAGGTACGAACTTAGGCAAATTTGAGGTCGCATCTGTAGAGCCTATGGCTATGATAAACAGCTATAAAATGACACTGGCATGATAAAGCTGAAAATATCGCCACAGGTGATAAAAGCCATGAAAGAGGAGCTAGTGCTTAAACAGCTGACGTACGAAAAACAGCTTACTTATCTGCTCGAGGCTGCCGTTGCGGAACTTGTAAACCACGCCAAATTAGGGGCTGAGTACCAAGACCAAACGAGCAACTTGAGAAGCTCGATAGGCGGTATAGTACTGCGTAACGGGATCCCTGTTTCTTATCGCGGATTTGAGAAAACAGAGACCGGCACTGACGGCGAAAGTGGCACTAAAACAGGTCTCGAATTTGCAACCGACGTGTCCAAAAATTTAAACACCGGCTACGGCATCGTAATCGTTGCAGGCATGGAGTACGCCACGTATGTAGAGGACGTTCACGGGCTCAACGTACTTGGAAAAACAGGCTTGAAAGCATACGAGGAACTGCCGAAACTATTAGCGCAGCTTAAACAACGGATCGGATGAAAACACCAACGGCGGTACTTACCGACTTATACAAGGCTGTAAAGGCTGAGTTTCCAACAGTTGCGGTTTACAAACAGCAACGCCCGACGAACTCGGTTGCGGAGGACTGCGTGGTGCGTGTCATTTCTGGAGGCTTGCAAAAGCATACATCTTTGTGCATGCTTACCGTTATGATGTTTACACCAGACATAGAGACTGCAAACACCGTGCAGATGGATACGGCGAAAGCTACAGCGAAAGAAGCCTCGCTTCTGGCACTCAGTGATAAACTGCCTGCCGTTTTGCAGGGCTATACGGTGCTGATGGACAGCCGTGAAATATACACCTACCCAGCTGAGGGGTTGAATCAGCATTACTCAATCTTAAAAATTAACGTAAAGCACTAATACTATGAAAACATCCGTAGGATTTAAAAAAATATGGGTTTCTGAGAAATCCGCTACAGGCGGGCTTGGCAATCAGTGGAAACCTTTGCAGGTCGGAACTCGCGAGGGTACAGGCTCATTTATGCAAGACGCGGCAACGGTAACGCCGTACAAGAACGTTTTGGGCGACTCTATAGAGGAGCTTATAAAAGCAGGGGACATAAAAACAGCTCTACAGCTTGCCGATATCGACCCTGAAACGATAGCATTTGTAAGCGGCGGAACGTTCACCGACTCTGCCGATGGCCGTACGTACGGGCCCGCCGATTCGGCAAACGTAAGCCGTGAGCTGTCTCTAGCTATCCTCACCAACAAAAACATTTTCATAACCGCGCCTCGTATTTCGTTTAGCACGGCTTTGACGTTCAAAGACGACGACCTGCATTTCGCAGATATGACAGGCACAGCGCTTAAACCGGAGGATGGGGTGTCTAGGACATTCAAATACACCGCGCTTGATGCAACGCAAGCGGCCGCAGCTAAGATACTCGGATTCGCTCTTGCCGCTCAGACAGGTGCTGCAACTATCAACCACACGGCTAGGACAGTAGCTATTACTGTAGCCACTGGCACACCTAAAACAGCTCTTGCACCCCTTGTGGACGTGTCAATGGGTGCGCAATGCACTCCGCTTTCGGGCGTTGCTACTGACTTCACTTCACCGGATGTTTACACGGTCGAGGCTGCAGACGGCACTACGGTGAGCTACACAGTGACCGTAACCGTTGCGCCGTAATGGAGCAGAAACTAGCCCTATTGGCAGCTGATGACTCAGTAGAGCTAAAAGGATTCAAAATCGCAGGGGTTATGCCCCTGCGATTAAAATACATCAATGTACGTACGCACATACGCATGTGCGCAGTAAAAGCCAAAATAAGAGCCGTAAAGCCAGAAGGTGAAGAGCCCGCTTACTCAGATTTTGAGAACTTAGAATTACAAAATGTACTCGTGCCGTTATTGGTCGAGTGTATATTGATAGGTCTGCTAAATGATAGACCTATGAGCTGGGCTATACGCCCATTTTTAAAAAGGAAATTATACGGGTGCGGATACATCCATTTAGATACGCTATACAGTCAATTATATGAGCTAAGCTCCCCTTTGCCTTTCTACAGGCTTTGGATGAGAACAGCAGTAGCGGACAACACACTTCTAAAGGTGGACAAACCGTCGAAGGTTTCTTAATGTCATATAAGACCGAAACAGGCGCGTCGGATGCTGAGATTATGCGCACGCCTTGGGCAAAAATAGTACTGCGGGTGCTGGATAAGCCGTACATAGACTACGATAGCAAAAAAGAACCTGAGGCCGCGGAACACAAGACGGCGGCAGATCAGATGCGTGCATTAGACGCGATTTTTAAACAATAAATACACAGCATTATGGCAGGGTTGCATTTCGAGTCAAGCGTGGACAGAGGTTTTGAGCAAGGTATCGACCGCATGATGCGCAAGGTGGATGAGCTCAACGCCAAGACTACAAAAAAAGTGGACGAAACGTCCGCAGCGTTCGACCGGCTGCAGACGATGGCCATGCGGACGTTTTCTACCGTCGCCATGGGCGCGTTTGTCGGCAAAGTTATTGAGGTGCGTTCCGAGATACAAAGTCTCGAGATTGCATTTACATCGATGCTACAGAGCAAGCAAGCGAGCCAGAAGCTTATGGCCGACATTATCCAGACGGCAGCAACAACTCCCTACTCCGTTATCGAGATAGCCAACAATGCAAAAAAACTAATGGCTTTTGGCGAGTCCGCCGAGACAGTTATATCAGTAACCCGTAGGCTCGGCGACGTAGCGAGCGCAACAGGCTCAGACATCGGAGGCATAGCACTTGCATACGGGCAGGTTATGGCAAAAGGCAGGCTACAGACTCAGGAGCTTAACCAGCTACAGGAGCGTGGTATCCCGATAATGGAGGAGCTTGCCAAAATGTACGGCAAAAATAAAACGCAGATAACTGCGGATATAGAGGCTCAGAAAATAGGGTTTAACGACCTTAAACAAGTAATATTCAACCTTACAGCCGAGGGCGGGCGGTTTTACAACCTTATGGCCGAGAACGCCAAAACATTGCGAGGGCAAGTATCCAACTTAGGCGACCAATTCGACAAGATGCTTAACGACATAGGCGAGGCGAACAACGGCGTACTAAGCGGAGGCATCGCAGGGCTCAGTTTGCTAATTGAGAATTGGGAAAACATAGCCGACGCGATCGGAACGGTTGTAATAGCCTACGGGGCGTATAAAGCCGCAGTTATGTCGGTTGCGGCTATTGATATGGTTAAGCGTACCGCGGAGGCTGTACAGTTGACTATGATGTTTACCAAAGAGCTAGGATTCGCAACGGCGGCGCAACAGGCGTTTAACCTCGCGGGCATGGCAAACCCTTACGCACTACTCATCGCAGGCATCGCGGGCGTGGTGGCAGGGCTTGCGCTTTTTGTGGATTGGACAGACGACTCGGAACAGGCACTAATCAATCTACAAACTACCATTTCCGAGACTACGAACAAGCAGACCGCGGAGCTGATAAATCTTAAAGAGTCGGTTAACAAAGTGAACGCCTCGGATGCCGACCGCATAAAGGTTGTAAACAAGATAAACGAGGCGTACGCCGCAGAACTAGGGCATACCGTGAGTTTATCCGACGGCAACCTTGTGCTAGTCGAGTCTATAGATAAGATAATCGCAAAGAAAAAATTGCAGATTGATCTGGCGGAGCGCGAGAAAGCCATAATTGAGAAAACGACGCGTCTGTCGGACATTAAAGACATAGCTACGGGCAAACAGCAAGACAAAGCGGGCTTTCTCGGCTTCTTTGAGTCTGGAAAAAATATAAACGGCACGTTCGTCCGGCAGTCAATAATTGACGAGTACGACCAGTTGCAAAAAGACATAGCCAAATTGCGCGAAGGGTACACCGACACGCAGAACCAGTTATTAACAGGCGAAAATGGCAAAGAGGAGACTCTGTAAAAGCCCGCCGTATTGCAGACATCCGCAACGATATAAAGGCGCAAAACGATGCGCGGGAGCAAGCCCGTACCACGGACATAGAAGGTATTAAAAAGTACAATGCTGAAATAAAACGCCTGCAACTGGAGCTCGACACGTTGCTCGGCGGCGGTAAAGAGGCGAAGGTGGACAGGTCGGCAAGCATTGCGCTTCTCGAAACTGAGCACACAAAGCGCGTTACGGCTATCAATAAACAGTACGCATACGACAAAACGCAGGCAGTCGAGCACCAGCGCAGCATGTTGGCCGAGGAATCGGACTACTTAGCCAAAAAATCAAAGCTTGCGGGCACCGACTTAGAGCGGGCAACAATCGCGCAGCAACAGGTCGCGAACCAACAGGCTCAGCAAAGGCTGGCTGAAAAGAAAACCTTAAAAGAGCTGTTGGATGAGTATAAGATATTTGCGGATAAAAAAAGAGAGCTGCAGGACAGGTATAACGAGGAGACCGCCAGACTGAGCGAAGCCGGGCACGATGCAGAGGCGACCGAGGCGGCGCTAAAAGGTCAGCGCGAGATCGAGCAGCTCGAACAAAATTTTGTCAACCAGTCAGAGGCGTACAAAAGGTTTATGGACGGCCTGCCTGCGATAGTCGAGCAAGGCGCTACGGCGATAGAAGAACTGATGAACCGGCTGATGGCCAGCATGACGGTGGAGGGCGACACGGGAAAACTAGCCGTAATGGCCTCGGAGCTTAAAGCCCTGCAAGAGCAACTTGATAAGCTTAAAAAGCCCAAACCCTTAATTGACGAGGACGCTGCAAAAGAAACAATCGACCTACTGGATGACATACACGGGCGCTTAGAAAGCATTAGTGGTATGCTATCAAATGATACGGCGCTGTCAGACATCGCATCAGCAGCCCTAAGTGTAAGCGGCAGTATGCTCACCGCGGTGCAGTCCGTAATGGCCTTGTCAGGAGCTATGACAACATTAAAAGCCGCATCGCTGGTGCTTGTAGCCGTGGCTGCAACCCTTACGGCTATAAACGCCATAGTAAGCGTCCGGGAGAAAGCGGACGAGCGTAGAGATAAGCGCCTGGCTGCTGAACTAAGGTACAATAATGCGATAAACACCGCACTTATAGAGCAGATAGCCTTGTACGAGAGGGGCAACGAGCTTATGGCCTCTGATAACTGGGGGACGGCTCTGTCAGGGCTCGAAGCATATAACGAGGCACTAAAGGCGCGGAACTCTATACTGACGGACATAGGGGATAACGCAGCCGAACCATCAAAGGGCGGGTGGGATAAAGCCAAAGGTTTGTACAGGGACATAGCCCTAGGCGGCGCATCAGTGCTGGTTAATAGGTCAAACGCTAAAAACGACGCGAAAGTAAAGGCGACCATAGACGCGCAGACCAATGACACCGCGCGCGCGCTGGCCGCTATTGAGATAACAACAAAAAAGCGTAACAAACTGGGTAAAATTGTCGGTCTGGAGGATAAGACTACATCGCTTTTATCGCGGTATCCCGACTTGGTTAACGCGCAGGGCAACCTTAACAAGGTAGTTCTGGAGCAGGCCGTAGCCGAGGCCGATGTATCAAATGCTAACAAAGCAAGGCTGCAAAGCATGCTCGACAATATTAACACCGCCGAGAAGGCTTATGCGCAGTTCGGGGACTACATCGCCAGCATATTCGGCGGCGTGGCAGACTCCGTGGCGCAGTCCATGATGGACGCGTACATAGCCAGCGGCAACTCTGTAGATGGTATAAAAAGCGCGATGCTGAGCCTCGAAAAGTCTATGTCTGATATGATTGAGGGCTTTTCGCGCGATATTATAGAGCTTGCATTCCTGCAGCCGCTGCTCGATGAGGTTAACGGCACTGTTAAGGCACTCGGCACTAAACGGGCATCTGGCGAGGTCACAAACGACCAGCTGCAGACAGGTGTTATAGAGAGCCTCGGCGCGTTTTACAAGGGGGTGAACGCGATAGCCCCCGACATACTGCAGGCTTATGCCGCCCTCGACCAGCTAGCCGCGAGTCAAGGCTTTGACTCGGCATTTAACAAAGACGCAAGCGCATCCGAAGAGGGGACAGGAACGTTATCAGCGGGCGCACAAGTGGCGCAACAGATAACCGAGCAGACCGGTACGGAGCTAGTCGGGCGCGTTAATGCTATAATGCTGGGCGTCGAGAAGATGTCTATAGCAACGGACAGAGCCTACGAATTGAGCATAAAAAAGCTGGCAATTTTGAGCCGGATAAGTGATAATACCGATTATTTGCCCGAAATTGCAGCTAATACAAAGAAAACAGCGGACAGTTTAGGCGCATGAAAATATACATAGATAACAAGGAACTAAAAGCGGTGTACGGGATAGCGGTGCTGGACCATACGCCTGCCTTTGGAGTGGCTGCTGAGCGCATAGACAACCGCGTTTGGGCCGATAAGTCGGGCGTGGATAAGAACCGATCAAATGTGAGGCTGGATGCGCGCG